GATGGAACAGCAAAACCAAAAAGATGAACAAACCGCTGCAATACAATCAGACAGAAATAGATTTCTTGAAATCGCTCAGCGACTTGGAATTGCTCAACGTCTTGGCGGAGTTCCCGGAATCGGAACAAATCTCAGCACTACAATCGTTGATAGCGAAGCAAGGCGAATCGGAGGGGAGTAAGGACGTTCAGCGGAAGCGTGACATTCGGACGAAAGCGGCCGAGGTCACAATTCCTCCCGTTGCCAATCCCGAACGACGAGCGGCATGTCTGGCCGATCCTGTAGTTTTCCTGCGAACGTACAACCCGACAGGCGAAGAAGGATTCACGACTCCATTTGCCAAGCATCATTTGGCGATGATTGACGCAATTTACCAGCGATCTTTGACTGGTGGCGATAAAGCAGTTGCAGCTCCGAGAGGTGACGGTAAATCGAGTCTGGCCATCTGGATGGTCATTTACATCATTCTAGCGTGCAATATCCGCTCAGTGGTAATTATCGCAGCGACGAGAAAACACGCTCAGAAGCTATTTAAGCGAATCAAGAAGGCATTTCTATTCAATGATATGCTGGCGGAAGATTTCCCTGAAATATCGGCATGTGTGCGGGATCTTGATGGTGCACCACAGCGAGCAGCAAAGCAGCACGTTGACGGTCAAAAAACTCAGATCGTCTGGACTCAGGACGATGTGACATTTCCGCACGTCCCTGGTTCAATCTATGGCGGTGTTCGGTTGGCTTACTTCGGACTCGATTCTGCCATTCGTGGCGGACGATTTCAGTTCGCCTTGATTGATGATCCAGAAACGCGGGAAGTAGCCAACAGTGAAGAGCAGAACGCAAACGTCGAAGCGATGATTGATTCGGACGTCGCTGGTTTGGCTTTCCCTGATTCGACAATCAGCAGGGTAATTCTGACAACCGTGCAGAATCGGCGTTGCTATTCGTATCGCGTCACCAATCCGAAAATCAAGCCGGCGTTTGCTGGCGAGTGTTTCGGTGTGCTGGAATCGTGGCCGACGAATCGTGAACTTTGGGACGAGTACATTTTTCGCTATCAGACTGGTCAGGAAAAGGGCGACAAGGACGGGCGCGAGGCAATGCAGTTCTACCTGGACAACCGGGAAGCAATGCAAGCCGGTGCAGTCGTCAGCAATCCATACCGTTTCAATCGGAAGTCAGAAACCGAAATCGACGCCTTGCAAGCGTTTTTCAATCGGGTGGCAGACTGGAAACTGCCAAGGGTTCTGGCCGAGCTGCAAAACGATCCAGAGGAAGAAGAGCAGGAGGAATCCATCTCGTTAACCGCCGGCAAGGTTCAATCACGGATAAGCGGTTTGAGGCAAAACAACCTGCCGAAAGAGGACTGCAAAATCACGGTCGGAATGGACGTTGGCAACTCGATTTCGCATTGGGTGAAAATCGCATGGTTTGGCAATGCGACCGGCTGTGTCATCGATTACGGCATCATGGAATCGCTGAACATTCAGAACAACGCCGACACTGCATTCCTCACAAAATGGCTGGTACCTTCATTCCTGCAATGGCGAACCGATATTTTGGCTGAGAATCCACCGGACTTCGGACTGGTCGATTCAGGATCTGGCAAGCATCAAGAAGCGGTCTACGAGTTCGTCCGGCAGACCGGGACTCCGTTTGCGCCATCCAAAGGGTTTGCTCAGACCAAGTTTAGGATTGGGCAACCATCAGAGGACAAGCGACTCTTCCACGAATGTTACGCAACCCGTCAGAAATCAGAGCGGGTTTGGCTTTACGATATCAACGTAGAGTACTGGAAGCATTGGGTACAGGAACGATTCAACACACCAACATTCGACGAAGCGATGCAGTTTAATGATGGTTCGCTTTCGCTGTTTTCTGATCCAGAGAACCCGAAGCGGCATCTGGCATTTGCTCACCACATCACCTCCGAGGAACGCCGGCAGCAGTTCGTCGAGGGGAAGGGGATGGTGGTCAAGTGGTACGAGAAATCCAAGAACAATCACTGGCTCGATGCGATTGCATTGGCAGCAGCGGCTGCGGGAGTCATTGGCGTTCGGCTGATTGCCAGGGAAAGCCTTGCGCAACCCAAGCACCCGCAAACACGAACACGGAAGTCCGGCATTTCTGGTGGCATCACGCTTCCAGACGGGCGACCCTACTTTGTTACGGAAAGACGATAATGGGAAAACCAGCGAACATTAACAGAGTTCAGATGCCACCAATCACGGATTCGGTTCCGGTTGTGGAAAGCAAGCCAGAAGTTGTCGAAGCGGCCGAGGTTCAAACTCCATCGGTTGAATTGAAATTGGGATCAATCGAGATCCCGCTTGGGCCATTGCCGGGATACATCAAACGGCGGGTTGATATCGGGCGAATGTCTCGCGAACAGAGCGAGCGACTTGGCGAGATTACCAGCGGTTTGCAGTTTAAGCAGGCCAAGCTGAAGAATGGTACGCTAGTCAGGTCGGAACTACATGCGGTTCGGTGGCTGCTGGAGAATTTGAAGGGATGATGCAGCAACAAAAACCTCTGGATGATTTTCAAGACTTTGCCGAGTGGATCACGGAACATCGATTGGTGATTTTTCAAAATTTTGGAATCGATGAATCAATACTTAATGGCGAATGCAAATACTCCTCATATCAACAAGTGCTTGAGGAGTATAAGAAACGCCGGAAAACCGTAATTTCTTAAACTGCTTTTTGGATTAGATTTTGTCTTGCCGGACGTATCATTTTCGGCATGACATTAGCCGAAGTCACAGTCGAGCTGATTGACAACGCAGACTTTGAAGAAGTTGGCAGTCTTTCCAAAGCAAAAGCGTTTGCAACCGCAGCGACCCGCTGGTTTATTCTTGCTCCACAATCGTCGAGCAAAGAGGGTGCGTCGTTGTCTCTCAACACGCAGCAAATCGAAAATCTGCTGAAGCGGGCGCGGCTTTACATCGAAGCCAACGACACATCGAATAATTCTCGTCGGCGTCCTTCAGTGCGATACACGGAGGTTGTGTCGCGATGGTAAAAGGCAAGCCTGAAAACATATCGCAGGCATTTGCGAAGATTCGTGCCGATTACGAGATGAGCCGAACAAGTCGGTTTGTTCGCCGGCGGACTGGTGTTAACCCACAAGGCAGCGGCCCTAATTATCACTATCGCAACGAGACGCAATATTATGCAGACATCGAGCAAGCCCGTGACATGGATCGGAACGATTCGCTGGTAGGGACGCTGGCGGATCGGCGGGTTGATAACATCGTTCAGCAAGGTTTTACGCTCGATCCCAAAACGGGCGACAAGAAGCTGGACTTGGATTTGTGGCAGCGTTGGGACGAATTCTCCAACGATCCAGACCAGTGCGACATCGCTGGAGAAATGACTGTTAAGGAAATGGAACGCAGTCTCTGCCGGTCGGAATCAATCGACGGCGATGCTATTGTTCTTGGGACTGAGGACGGTTCTCTGCAAGTTCTTGAGTCGCATTTAATTCGCACAAAGTCAACAACTCCCGGCGTTTTTCTCGGCGTCGAAGCCAACCAGTATGGAAAGCGTGAGCGATACCACCTGGTTGAAGAGGTTGACGTTTTTGGTCAAACAAGACAACGCGATCCAATCGACGTTCGCAACTCAGCCGGCGTTCGTCAGTTGTTTCATTTATACAACCCCCGACGAGTCAATCAAACTCGCGGCATCACTCAACTCGCTCCAATCTTTGGATTGTCTGGAATGCTGGAAGATATCAACTTCGCCAAGTTGGTACAGCAGCAGATGGTATCGATGTGGGCGATCCTGCACGAGTACGCTCCAAACGGAAACGATTCATCTCCTCCGATTACCGATGGAGGTTCCGATGGGATGGATCAGCGAACCGAATCAACAGCAACCGGAACTCGAACGGTTGCTGGCTACAGTCCTGGTATGGAATACTTCGCCGAAGCTGGCGAGACATTAAAAGGATTTTCTCCAAACATTCCTAACAGCGAATACTTCCAGCAAGTCCGCTTAATCATGCAAATCTTGGGAGTCAATTTTGGCTTGCCATTGTGCCTGGTCTTGATGGACGGTAGCGAAACAAACTTCAGCGGTTGGCGTGGCGCGGTTGACGAAGCCCGAAAAGGGTTTGTTGCGGATCAGCTTAATCTGGTTCGGCGGTTCAACAAACCTGCCTACATCTGGAAAGTCAATCAATGGCTGGCAAGCGATCCAGCACTGCGGAAGGTGTCGCAGAAGTCTGGGATCAATGTTTTGGGCCATAACTGGCATCCCCCAACTTGGACTTACATCGAACCCGTTGCTGATGCATTGGGCGATGCTGAGCAACTCAAGAACGCACTGACCAGCCCACGACGATTACACGCAGCTCGCGGCAAGGATTGGGAAGAAGTCAGTGAGGAGATTGTCAGCGATAACGCATTTGCGATTGATATGGCAGCTAAGCGAGCAGCCGAGTTCAATGCAAACAATCCAACAAGCCCGCAATTGACCTGGCGGGATCTAATTCCGTTGCCAATGCCTGCCGGCGTGACGGTTGCGATGCAAGATCCCGCACTGGTTGATGCTCAGACAAAAGCGGCTGAGCAAGAATCAGCACCAGAAAAAGCGGGCGCGGAAATGGTCGGCGTTAAACGTCGCGACTGGATGAACAACCGCAAAGCAATCAACGACATTTTGAAAGAACTTCAGGACGGAAAGATTACTGAGAATCGAGCCAAGCTGGACTTGGACTCGCTTGGTATTCCTCCGGCAAAAGTTGCAGAATATTTGGCCGATGTCAAAGCCGATGGAACGGTTGACGCTCCAGAACTTCAGGAGGTTGCTGAATGAAAACAATCGTAATTGATGGCGTTATCGGAAAGGGCGAAGGTGAGATTTCATCGTCGATGGTTCTTGAACAATTGCCAACCGATGGCAGTCCAATCCATGTCAAGATTCACAGCGAAGGCGGCGAAGTCTTTGAGGGGTTCAGGCTCCACGATGTTTTTGCCAACTACCCTGGGGAGAAAAAACTCACCATTGAATCTTCGGCGTTTTCGATTGCGTCGTTTATCCCAACCGCGTTTGATGATGTCGAGATTTGCCCAAACGGATATCTCATGCTGCATCCGCCGAGAATGAGCATGGAGGACGCAACCAGCGGCGACATGGATCAGAAGTCGGTATTGCTCAAGCAGCTCGAGCAGAGCATGTATCAAGAGTACGCCAAACGCTCTGGCAAATCCGTAGATGAAATCAAAGCCATTTGTGAGAAAGAAACATTCCTGAACGCTCAGCAATGTGTTGAGCTTGGGCTAGCCAATCGAATCACTCAAAAGCCGGTTGTTGGTCGAGTGTTCGCCAAAACAAATAATCTGCCGCATGGAGTTGTAGCAGCACTGTTCGGTGCTGGCTCTGGTGGCAACAAAAATTCGCAACCAAAGGAAAAACCAATGAGCGAATCCAAACCCGTTGCCGCAACTGTACGACAGATCAAAGCGGCATTCCCAAAAGCAAAAGAGACTTTCATTGTCCGTTGCATGGAAAAAGAAATGCCAATGGAGGAAGTCACCACAGCGATGGGTGAAGAACTCCAAGAAGAAAACGAAACTCTTTCGGCCAAAGTCAAAGCGATGGAAGAAGAACTTTCCGCGATGAAAGCAGCCAAAGCGATGGAAGATGAGCAAGTCCAATTGGCACTTGCAAAAGCCAAAGCGGAAGAAGATGAAATGTGCAAAGCAAAAGCACAGCAATCCGGCGTCAAGCCTGTTGCCAAATCTCAAACGCCAAGTGCTCCGGCCTCGGCCCGCGCCCGCTGGACTGGTTTGGTATCTGCCAAGATTCAATCCGGTTTGAGTCGCGACAAGGCGATTCTGGAAGTCGAAAAAGCCGATCCAAACCTCCGCTTGGAAATGCTTTCCGAAGTCAACTCGTAGTCTGTAACCAATTTTCTTACTTAACAATTTTTGAAGGAGTCCAAAACAATGGCTCAATACAATGACACAGGTTACGGAACGATGACGCTTTCCGGTACCGTTGCACAATTTGCCCGCGTCACTGCTGCTGGAGCAGCCGCAACCGCACTTCAAAAGGACGTTGGAACCGCTCAGGTTTCAGGCGTTTCTGGCGATGTTGTTTGCTATGCCTACGGCAACAAGCAAGGCACGACCAAGATGATTGCCAGTGAGGCAATCTCGGCTAATGCACCATGCTATGCCGCTGCCGATGGCGAAGTGGCCGCTGATGGAACCATCTTTATCGGTATCGCCATGAATGCCGCTGGTGCTGACCAGGACATTATCGAAGTCCAGCGAATGGACGGAAATGGCACGTCAGGCGGCGTTCTTGATGCAGCCCAACAAACACTGGTTGCCGGTGGTGGAGCTGTCAACGTGACCACGTTCTATACCGCTGGTGCAAGCGATGCTGGCGGCGACGCTTGGACATTGGCTGATGGAACATTCCCTGGCCAATTGAAGAAAATCAAACTCATCACTGATGGTGGTGGCGACGCTGTTTTGACCCCATCCAATTTCAGCAATGGTGCAACCATCACGTTTGCTGACGCTGGCGATTATGCAGTTTTGCTGTGGAACGGAACTGAATGGACTGCCGTTGAAGTTGGAAACGATGCTGACGGCGCAACTGCTCCTGTCATCGCATAACCTGACCCCGTAGCGTTTCCCGGTGGAGGTGGCCACCAAAGCCGGGGAACATTTATATTTCATCAATCGCGTTGCTACGGGGATTTAAGGAGATGTAGCAATGCCTATTTCAGGAAGTGCGGCCACAGTAAACCTGCGGCCAGATTTAGCAGCCTTTTTCGAGTACGACTTGGAAGCCGATAAGGCCGGCTTCGTGGCAACGAAAGTTTGCCCTGTTGTTGAAGTCGGACTTCAAGCTGACAACCCAGGCAAGTTGCCATTGGAGCAATTGCTATTTGCCGGCAACACTGCCCGCGCCAGCGGTTCTGGTTACGGTCGAGGCAATTTCAAGTTCGAACGGTTCGCCTATTCAACCGAAGAACACGGTTGGGAAGAGCCGGTTGACGATCGCGATTTGGAGCGTTACCGATACTTGCTGCAAGCCCAGCAAATCGCAACCGCTCGAGCGCAAGGTGTCGTCATGCGAAACGCTGAAAAGCGAGTCGCTGATTTGATTTTCAACGCGACAACTTGGGCTGGTGCCCCGCTGACCACTGGCATCACGCACGAATGGGACGACGCAACAAACGCTGTTCCACTGACTGACGTTGAAGCTGCGGTGAAGAAGGTCTACGAGGGTTCTGGATTGTGGGCTAACGCTCTCGTTATCAATCGCCAAGTGTTCCGCAACTTGCGCAACTGCAATCAGGTTATCGACCGGATTGAGTCCGCTGGTGCTGGTTCGGCAACCAAAGCATCCGACATCACGGAGCAAATGCTGGCCGCTGCGTTCGATCTCGATTATGTGATCGTTGCCGGCGGGACTCGCAACTCTGCCAACGAAGGAGCAGCACCAACGCCAGTACAAGTCTGGTCTGGTGAATATGCAATGGTCTGCCGAGTTGCAACCGGACTGGACATTCGCGAAGCCTGCATTGGTCGGACTTTCCACTGGTCTGCTGACGGTTCTTCCATCGGTGGAACAATCGAAGAGTACCGGGACGAAACCGTTCGTTCGGCAATCATCCGAGTTCGTCACGATGTTGACGAAGTTGTGATGTACCCTCAAGCCGGTCACTTGCTCAGCAACATCACGACCTAAGAACATGCCTAGCCTGTTTGACGATTTATTTTCCTCCGTAGGGTTCCCCGCACTCGGTAACGTGTTCGGGGAGCCAGCGGAGTATCTATTCGCAGACGGGTCAACGCAAGAACTGACGGACGCGATTGTGAATCGGAACCCGCCCGAACTCGTTAACGAAAAGGGCGAGGTTTATCAGCCGACATTCATTGTGCAAGTTTCGATTAATCCGAACCTCATCAACACAGGTGGCGACCGGATTCAGTTGAAAGAACATGCCAGCGATTCGGCTTACAAAATTTATGCGGTGGCTAAGTTGTTATCGCAAGAGGGATTGGTTTGTTCGCTGGAGATCCGCTAGATGAGCACACCAATCATTGAGTTGATTGCCGAGGTCATAAAAGGCCGACTAGAAACCGTTGAACTGGTTGACACGGTAACCAGACCAAGACGAATCAACTCGGAGTCAGCAGGGGATCGGAAGATAACCCTGACGCAAGCCTCACGAACGATCAATCGGGAGTTGAGTTGCCAGGGGAATCCTCCTGGAGTCGCTTTCGATCAGGTGTTTGTGATTGCTGGCGAGTTACGACCAAGCGAGGAAAGCGAAGATTCGATTGACACGCTGAGGAACCTGTTCGAGTCTCAGATTCGAGTTGCGTTAACGGAGCCATCGAACTGGCACACGATGGACGGTTACGCGATTGATTCAGAGATTGGAGCGTCGAGGAAGTACATTTCGGATTCAGGTGCAGCGGTGCTGATTGATTTACTGGTTCGATATCGGCACTCAGAACTTGATGACACGGTGCAGCGATGATCGACGTATCGGAAACTGGATTAAAAGAGTTGATGCAATCACTAGAGAATGCGGCGGACAACATTCCGAGGGAGATTTATTCGGCACTTGGAACAGCGGGAACCAAAACAAAATCGGCGATGACAAAAGAAGTCGCCAAAGAGTTGAACGTCAAACAGAAAATCATACGGGATCAAGTCAAGACAAAAAAAGACCGCCAAAACCTGCTTGTCACAATCAGCTTGGTCAAGTCGATTCGGATTCCACTCCGGGACTTCGGGGCAAAAAGTACAAGACGAAAAGGCGTGACGGCAAAGATTAGCAAGTCGAAAGGCTCGCGACCTTATCCGAATGCGTTTCAGGTCACGAAAATCGGGAACCATATTTTCAAGCGTTCAGGGAGTCAAAGGCTACCAATCACAAAACTGCATGGCCCATCACCTTGGGGCGTTCTGGCCAAGAACCCTGAAAAGGTGGCGAACGTGGTTGAAATTGCACGAGAGGCAGTGATTGACGCAATCCGAAAGCGAATCCGATACCTCGAACTCAAAAAACGCGGCGGTCTCAACTGGCAACAAAACATAGAGGAATAAAATGACATTACTAGCACGAAAAAGAGTTTTGGCCGCCAAGATTGAAACCACAGTCGGAACGGCAATTGCATTGAGCGGAACCGATGCCGTTTTCAATGTCTTCGACGCAACGATTCAACCAACGATTGAATTCGTTTCTCGCATGGGTCAAGCGGCGTTTGGCTCAATCACTGGATCAGTCGGACAAGCATCTGGCACGCTCACATTTCGCACTGAGCTATTTGGAGATGGGGCAGCAGGGGTGCCGGGATGGGCTTCAACTCTTTTGACAGCTTGTGGGTTTGTAAACTCCGCTGGCGTGTTTTCACCAAAGTCAGAAGCACCTGGCAGCAACGTCAAGACGCTGACAATGGGACTCTACGAGGATGGAGTTTTTAAATCAATTCGCGGAGCGGTTGGCAATTGCGTTGTAACAATCGTCCCCGGCAAGCCTGTTGACCTTAACTGGACTTTTACCGGGGCTTGGGTTACGCCTACCGACGTCGCTCTGCTTGCACCTACCTATCCGACCTTGTTACCAATGCGGGCATCGGGTGCCGCTGTCGCATTAGATGCTTTCACACCATGTTTTTCGTCAATGACGATCGATTTTGGAAACGTCATCACACCTCGAACTTGTGCGGCATCAACTAACGGCGTTCATTCCTACATCATTACAAATCGGATTCCGGTAGGCACGATTGACCCAGAAGCTAAGCTGGTTGCAAGCTATGCAACTTATGGAGAATGGATTGCTTCAACAGAGCGATCAATGACTGCAACATTTGACAGCGCCACTGATCAGGTTATTTTCTCTGCTCCCAATTTTCAGCTTACCAACGTACAGGAAGCTGAACGCGAAGGATTGCAAACCGACACACTGACATACCAACTTAATCGCGGCAACAGCGGAAACGACGAGCTAACGATTGAATTTGGAGCACCTTAATGTTTGCATTAGAGCCGGGAGAACTCGGCAAGATTGTTTTGGATCGGCATGAGGGCATTGAAAATCCCCCTTGCTGCATTGTCAAAGCAAAATCAGCCAGGCAGCAGCGAGACTATGACGCGGCATTTGATGAGCTTTGGAAACGAACCCCTGACGATTCAAGCGAGGCATTCCAAGACCGTCTAACGGAGCTATTCAAAGCAAACGTCGATCGGATTGAAGGTTACGCCAGCAACGATATCGAAGATGCTTTTACTCGGACTGGAATGGTTGAGATTTTACGAAAACTGGTTTCGGGGTCACTGATTAAATATGAGGAAAAAAAAAGCTAAGAGTTACGGCATTGATTCGCGGCGGAGTCCTTTGCAAATCGTGTTCTGGCGGAAAGTGCAAGGACATCGGAGTTAGATTGGCCTGCCCATCCTGCAACGAGCTTGGATGCGACAAGTGCAATCAGACAGGCTATTTCGAATTAGATACATGCCCGCAAAAAGAGATAACGCGAGACGCAAAAGAGGTGATGAAATATTCGGAATGGATGGAACGCGGATTCTTGCCGGTTAGCGGCGGGCTATTAGATCAGTCGGCATCATTGCTGACTCATTGCGGATTTTACGCTGACGAGAAAAGCAGGGTTGAAGCGGAGCGGTTCAAATAATGGCTGAAAAAGAATCAATCGATATTGTTTTGTCAGCAACCGACAACGCTACCGCTGTTATCAAAAAGTCAGCGGGCGAAATGGAATTGCTTCGCGACCGCGTTGAGCAAACGTCGAAGAGTACCGCGAAGGGTACGGAAGCAATCCAGAAGTTTGCGAATGTCATGGGGGCTGGCTGGATAACCGATTCAGCCGCACAATTGAAAGAACTATCTGAAGCCGGTAAGGGTGCAATGGAAGCACTTAAAGGTGGCGGTTCCGGGGCATTAGCATTGAAAGCCGGACTTGTCGGGTTAACGGCAATTGCAAGCTACAAGATTGGCGAGGTGATAGCCGATTGGGTATTCCAGACCAAGAAGTTTTCAGACGAATTGGAAGCCGCAACAATAAGGGCAAGAGAACTTGGGCAACAAATGAATACCGTTGCCGGACGACGAATCGATCAGCAGGTTGCAGACTTGAAAGAGTTTGGTGGGACTTTCCAAGAGCAAGCAGTAAAAGCCCAAGACATTATCAGGCAATTAAATACTGAGATTGCCGGTAAAGGCGGGCAAGAGGAAAAGGCAAAGGCAGACCTTGAAAGCCTGGAAAGCAAGCGGAAATATTATCTCGTTTCTCAATTGGAAGTTGATAACGCAAAAGCAAATTTAGAGATTATCCAGCAATCGAAAAAAGAGACGCAAGAAAAACGCGATGCATTGATGCAACAGTATTCCGAAGCTGAAGCTAATCGGGTGAAGATGCGTGAGCAAATGCAATCCGAAGCGGAAATGGAAAAGCAGAACATCGACAACCGCAAAAAGCTGACTGAAGCGTTCTTCAAATTCCAAGAGGACATGGCGAAACAGTACGCCAAGGAAGAAGAAAAGCAACAGAAGGCAAAAGAAAAGGCGACCCTCAAGCAAAAAGACTTGGAAATAAAAGCCGCTGCTGAAGCAATCAAAGCGACTCAAAAAGAGATTAGCGATTTAGAGCAAATCAAGATCGACACGAACACTAGCCTACAAGGACGTGAGGAAAGAGTTCTATCAAGATCAACCGACGCTGGCGGACTTCCAGCACAGCAATTAGCGTTGTCTAAAAAGCAAACCGCGATTGCAGAGCGACAAGAAAAGCTGGATCAGCAAATCGAGAAACACTTGAAGTTAATTGCTGAAAAAGAACGAGATGCAACTGTGGAGTTATTACCATAATGGCATTCACAATCCTTGAAACCTTCACCGACAGCAATAGCGGTTCGCGTGACGACGAGAATAAGGTAACGATTACTGCTACCCGTCAATTCAATTTGGCGAGCGACACAACCGCAACATCGCTTTCGGCACGTTCAGCGTTGGCGATTGGCGAAGGCGTAATTGAAGGTGCGAGCCATCCAGAATTTCCGTTTTACTTTTGTAATGGCGTTTCAATCAATCGGATTAGTCCGATTTACTTTGAAGCAACGGCAACCTACCAATCCGTACCGTATCGAGAGGACGAGAACCCCGGCGGCGACCCGACAGCAGAACGGGCAAAGATTCGATACGGCACAAGCTCGGAACAATTGAACATCGATTCGACGGTTGACGATCCGCCGGTGAGGATTCAGACAGAAGCCGACGAACCCTATCAGGGAATTACGGCGACGTTTTCCAATCTGACAATCACGCTGCAAAAGAAGTATTCGATATTCAGACCGTACGAATTCTACGAGTTTATTGACACGGTGAACGATTCGACGTTTCTAGGATTCACTGCTGGCACCTTAAAAATCAACAACATCGAAGCCCAACAGGTCACACTGAACGAACGCGAATATTGGGATGTGACGGTTCAGATTCTGGCACGCAAGCCATTGGCAGATACAACAAATGAGCAGGCGTGGTATCTGCGATTGTGCCATGAGGGATTTTATTACATCAATACCGGCGGCGATATCGTGCGAGCAAGAGACGAGGAGCAAGAACCAGTAACGCAGCCGATCCTATTGAACGATACCGGCGGGAAATTGACAGCGGGTTCCGATCCCATTTTCAAGTATTTCAAAATTTACGAATCAACTAACTTTTCTGACATGAACTTTGGAGTTTAACAAATGGCAAATGAAATCACAGTCACAACGGCAATTGCAGTAACTAACGGTGCATTGAAATACACCGGTGCAACAAGCCGAATCACACCGACACAAACGACAGCTCGTGGCGGAGCGTTTACCGTCGACGTTGGAACATCGGAAGAAACAATATCGCTGGGCGACATTGCACCAGGTTACATGCGTTTCACCAATCTGGACGTTACCAACTTTGTTGAACTCGGCTTTTCAACCGGCGTCTATGGAATTCGCCTTGATGCCAATTCGGGCGTTGCATTGTTCTATCGAAAATCTGGAACAACTCTGTACATAAAATCGGACACTGGCGCTTGCAAAGTCCAGATCGAAGCGATCAACTCGTAGGCCGCTAAATGGCCGGTTACAAGATAACGGAACGATCAGCGAGGGCATTGGCTCGTTTGCTTAACGATGGTGGAAGCACCAACGTGACGGCAAAGGGCTATCGTGATTCCTCGTTTTCTCGTGTCAGGTTGGCCCGCGCACCAGTCGGCGGAATTCCAGCCAGAGTTACAACAACGCTTGGCTCAGTCACAAACTGCAATCCAATCGTTGTCGATCCAGATACCGGCGTGATAACGGTTGATACGACAAGAGAGTTCCAGTGCTACAATCTCTCGGAATCCGTCGTGGGGAGTTCTGGCGACCGGTACATTATGGTCACAAACCACAGCAACGGGGCTTTTGCAATCGCTCCCGGTGGTGGCGGTTCGTTGACCGAATGTGATGCTTTATTCTCAACGCTGGATACCGTCACCTTTGCCACTGGCGACCAAGTTCTAGTCGTTCGCGATGGTTGCTTGAAACTAATCGACGTTGACCCGTGTGCGTAAATGACCAAACTGATTTACAACTCGGCAACCGGCAATTTCCTCTCGCAAGGAGGCAAGCTGATCTATGGCACAACAGCAACATGCGTTTGCTGCGTAGCTGGTTGCGAGCCGGGATGCCACACTCCTATGTGGCCAGCACCTGGCGGAACAGAGAACATTACCCGCGTGGGATACGCTGGTGTTGGTGCTGGTGGAACATGGCCTGCTGTCCGTGTTGCACCAATTGCATCAACGACACCAGCTCCAAACGTTTTATATGAACAGGAGTTCAGGGGGGCTGGAAATCCGGCAATAACTTGTACATTTCGTTCTGAATTTGAAACGCCAAGATTTATCTGTCCCGATGACGTATTTCCGATAACGCCAAATGTTCGCGTTCAATTCGACCATCAAGCAACGTTCGACGATTACTATTCGTCTGCACCATCAGTAACACCCTATTTGGAAATTACGACAATCGGCGGAACTCCAACGACTTACACGGTCGACCCGTATAACTGGTTGTTTGTCGATATACCGCTTTCGAATCTTACGCTTGCCAATTTTGCAAACTCTTTTAGAGGTGTGACTGTTTGGTTGTGGGCTAACACGTTACCGACTCCAACGCGGCTTGTAGTTGCTCAAATGCTTTGCAATTACAGTTTGTGTGTTGCTGAAGGCGAAACAGCGGAAAATGAAATCTACTGGACTGGCCCAGAGTATGGCGGGTTGGGCATGTACAACAGACTTTTCAATAAGAGATAAACAATGATTTTGCTAGAAACCGACCAATTAAAAGTAGCACTCGCTGGTAGCTCAACGAGCGACATTACCTGTTATGCAACATGTCGCGACATTTCGGCAACGCCAAGCTATGTGCCAACCAGAACAATGGCTCTAACTAATGGCACGATTCAAGTGCTATTAATCGACTCTGCAACAACCGGCGAGCAAAAGATTGTTGACTACATTTCGGCAGTCAATACCAGTACTGAAACCGTTGTAATGTCGTTCTATTTCATCACGACTCAAACTCCGACTTACCCAGAAGAAACGCTGATTTATACGGCAACGATTCCGACGAGCGGACGGATCGAGTACGTCAGCGAAAAAGGCTGGACGATTTACAACTCAGCAGGAACGGCAGTTACCAGCAGCCTGACCGCTTCCGATGTTCAATCACAAACAACGGCAGGTGCGGGGACTTGGACAAAACCAACTTCATTCACGCCGAAATTCGTCGAGGTTGTTGCTTATGGTGCTGGCGGTGGCGGTGGCGCTGGCGCGTCACTTGTTACCGTGTCATGCGGTGGAGCAGGCGGCGGCGGTGGTGCGTGTTCGCGGATGATTTTCAAAGCGGACGATCTGGCGAGTACCGTTGCATTTAGCGTTGGCACTGGTGGCGTTGCTGGAACACCAGGTGCGGCAGGTGCATTGGGTGGTGATGGCGGAATCGGTGGCAATACAACATTCGGAACAACGCTGGTAGTTGCTGGTGGCGGAGGTGGTGGTCGAGGTGGTGCAATTTCTGGAGCTGCTGGCGGTGGTGGCGGTGGGGGAGGTTGCGCGGCAGCGGGGGCAACCGGCACAACGGCATTTGGCGTCGGTGGCGGACCGGGAACATCGGCAATCACAGTGGCCAATCCTTCAATGGCGGGGGCTGGCGGGCCAATTACGGTCATCACAACGCATAACGGCTATTTCGGCGGCGGTGGCGGCGGTGGGCATACTGCGACCCCTGCAAGTTGCGTGGGCGGTTCGTCGCGTTATGGTGGCGGTGGTGGTGGCGACGGTGGTGGAAAAATCACGGCAGGGCCAGCAGTCACGCAACCTTCAGCCGGTGGACAATCAAATGCATTCGTAGCCGGTGGTGGTGGCGCGGCTGGCGTAAGTCAGGCAGCACCAACAGCGGGAACAGCCGGGGCAAGCGGAAATTCTGGCAAGGGTGGTTCTGGCGGTGGTGGCGGTGGTTCAACCGTCGCAGCAAGTACAGCGGGGGCTGTTGGCGGTGCTGGTGGAACTCATGGGGGCGGCGGAGGTGGTGGCGGATGCGGTCACAATCCGGGCCTCGGTGGTGCTGGTGGCGTTGGAGGTTCAGGGGCAATTTATATCTACACCTACTAGGCAAATATGAACAAATCAATTTTCATCTTGGCAATCGTTATCGTGATGATTGCTTTCGTGTCGCTACCAGCAGGACAAAAGCAAATGGAAGCAATCTGGCAGATTGAAATGGTGATTGAAGATGGCAGAACCGTCACGGGTTATGTTTTGCGAAACATCGACCCGCGCGACCTTGCCGGAAACGGAGGGCAGATAACGATAACCAGCAACAATCCAGACACGCTGCAAAGGATGCTGGATTCGTTTGGGATTGAAAGTCCGTGAGCAAGCAGCAATCGCAATGGTTGAAAAATATCACCAACTGCGAGCATCGCGGCGAACGGTTGGAAATTGTGACTTGCAAATCCTGCGGTTCACGCGGCAAGGAGGTTTCTGTTTACCATTGCAATCAATTTGACAAGCGGGTGACGATTAGCCCAAACGGTCGAGGGATTGATTACTGCAAAAAGTGCGACTTATGGAACGAATGAATCTGCAAGCAGGACGTTTCGCAGAACACAAGGCAAGGTTGCTTTTTGACTAACGCGATTGACTAGTAAACGAAAGAAGCCTAATGACGGAACGACAACGACTAGCAAAAGAAATCCTCGAGTCCAATCCAGAAGTTAGCAAACGTCGATTAGCGATGATGCTAAACGCCAAGCACCCTGCAATATTCAAGAGCGTTGAGACGGCAAGAACAGCCTTACGAGAAACGACAGGCACAAACGGAATAGAGAACAGAAAAAAGATTCAAGGGCAGATTAAAGACAAGCCACGAGCAGGTTCAAAGGTTTATTCGATTCCCAAATCAACGGCTAAACCTTGGGAACCATACAAGACTTCAGCCAAATGCATCGCGGTATTTTCAGATTGCCATTTTCCAGTCCATGACCCAGATGCAATCGAAGCTGCGGTGGCTCACGTTAAGGCAAACTTTGAGCCGGATACGGTTTTGCTAAATGGAGATTTTGCGGATTGTATCGAGTTCTCAAGTTGGGCAAAAAATCCACGTTGCATTGATACCGATAACACGCTGGAAACTATTCGTCAGGGGCTGCTGTACTTCCGGCATCAATTCCCAAAATCACAATTGATTTACAAATTTGGGAATCACGAAGATCGACTAGAGCGATACTGCTGGGAAAAAGCACCTGAGCTAGTCAACCTTCCGCATATGAGCTGGCAAGGTTTGTTGACATCAAGAGGAAAGCCAAATGGCGGACTCGATCCGATTCATGAGCTAGACGATATCGTTTGGATTGGCGAGGAAAGGCCGATCATAACAAACGGTGGGTTGGCAATTTTTCACGGACACGAACTTCCGAAAGGTTTGACCAATAGCGTCAATCCCGCGCGGGGTGCATTCTTGCGAACCCGCGATTCGGTCATGATTGGGCATCATCATCAATCGAGTTCTCACGTTGAATACTCTTGGAAGAAAGAGCCAGTCAATTGCTGGTCTGTTGGTTGCTTGTGTGAACTTTCGCCACGGTATGCCCGCATAAATAAATGGAACTTAGGCCATGCTGTTGTCGAAGCGGAAAAGAATTCTTTCAGCGTGTCAAACTTCAAGCAGTTGAGCGATAATCGAATTGTGAGGGCTTGATGCCATGCGAATCAAGCTACTCGGCAAGGTCTGGACATTAATCCGCAAACCACTTGTTGCAGCCGATGGTTATTGCGACCATCCGCAAACGCAAGCCAAAAAGATTGTGATTGATTCACGACTGAAAGGGCAGCGAGAACTTGAGGTGCTGATTCACGAAATGCTTCATGCTGTTGATTGGCACAAGGACGAGCATTCATTTATTGAGCCGGTTGCGGAAGATGTGGCGCGGGCGTTGTGGCGTTTGGGGTATCGGCGGGAGTGTCATGCTCCCAAATGAATCCGTTAGAAGTCATAAATTTGTGAAGCGTTTCAAAATCTAGGTCTCGCAATGCAACCCAATCGCAGTCCAGAGC